ATGCCATGCGTCAGGGCCACTAGGAGAACGTAAATATTCAACAGTAACACCTTGATAGTCTTTACCACTCATGAACTTAGTTTGTTGTTTGTGGTGGATATGGTGTAAGTAAATATAACGGTATTTAGTTTCAGCCCATAAAAGAGGTGCTTCATTAGCCATTAACAAAGGCATGTCAGCCATTTTAGCACCGTCACCATGTGAACTACCAATTAAATTAACGCCATAAGTAAAATACTTTCTATGGTTGTTACTAATATCAAAAGTAATATTTTTAGACTTTCTAAACCAACAGAAAATTGAATCAGCTAACATAAAACCACTAATATAGTCATGGTTAGAAGGGTTATGAACTATATGAACGTCTGCAATAGTCATTAGCCTTTCAATAATCTTAACATACAAATCTCTAGCCCTTACGTAGTTTTCGTGCCACATACCACTAACATCTTGACCAGTCCCAGAAGTTGTAGTATTTCTAGGGTTGTCAATATGTAAAACATCATTACCAATAATAAACATTATTTTATCTATTGGAAAACCTTTCGCTTTGTTTAAAATACCCTCAACACCTTCCAAAGCTCTTTCTATTGCCTTGTCTGAGTCGTAAGCGTCACCAGTTTCTGACTCACTTGCATACTTACCCATATGCAAATCAGCAATGTCTAACACTAGTAAGTGTTTATCTTTAATTTGTTTTCTTTTAATAGTTCTATAACTAGGTGAGTATTGTTTCATCTCAGCCACAAACTTCGCTCGCATTTCATCGAATGTAATTAAACCTTTCGTGTTTTTAATAAAGATAGACGCGTGTTTACCTTTTAGCCATCCATGCGACCAATTGTCAGGAAGACTAAACTTATTATCACTCAACTCAGTTTCGAATGCGTCACCTTCATTATTACCTATAACAAAGTCACAAACACCACGCCTACTAATATCTAAGCCATGCTCTTTCTTTAAGTGTTTTGAAATTTGAGGGTAAGTCATACCCTTTTTTCTTAACTCTAAAATTTCAGCCTTAAAAGGCTCTAATTTGCTTTTTCTACCCATTTTTACTGTTCGTTTCTAATTATTAAATATAATGATTATTTGTTTATTATTTTATTTTTAGCAGTTCTTTTAATCCTTGAGTATTTAACTGTCCGTAAATCTCTAACAGTTCTTTTCTGTAACCCGCGGGGAGTTCTCTTCTCCCAGTCTTAAAGAATTGAATGTTCTTATAGTTCTCAACATCCTGTCTAATTAACTCATTTAGTAACTCTTCTTTTGTTTTCATTTTATTTGTTTTTGTTTGTTTACGTAAATATAATATTATTTTTTTAATACGTGCAAGTATTTTAATTAAAAGTTTTCTTTACCTCTCCATTACTGTAAACAGCAAACCTAACACCGTTAAAGTTCTCGTTAACAATTTGACCAATAGCATTAACATAATAAAGAATCTCTACACCTTTGTTGTTTACGTTCTCACACATCTTAACATCAAAAGTTTGATTGGTTCCATCATAATCATATTGAACAAGCTTAACGTATTTAGTTAACTCTCCTTTATAGGTGTATTTAGTTTCTCCTACGTAATCGCCTTGAGCCTCAATAGTAGTTAGTTCATTCCAAGAATCAGCGTCATTAGAGCCCATTAAAACGAAGTGGCTTGAGTTAATTTCTGATAAAGTAACCCAGTCAACAGAATTACCATTACACGAGTAATAAGATAACTCAACTGGTAGAGGTGAAAAACATTGAACTTCACCGCCTGACTTAGAACCTGTAACACTTAAAATTTCAACTATACCACAGTCACCACAATACCAATTTATTTCCTTAGAGTAAGGAGCATCAAAATAAGACCCTTCAACGTTTATTCTGGTACCGCAGTCGTAAACATTAATAGAACCTCCACCCATAACAGACAAAGACCCTTTAACATCAAACAAAACACCGTTACAAATATTTATAACACCTCCATCCATAACGGTTATAGATACATTCTCTAAATAAGTATCTACACTTAAAGATAATGTGTCACCACTAAATAAAACTAATGAAGGTGGAAAAGGACTAGGGTTAACATAATCACCTTCACTACACTGAGCAATTAAACCTATTTTAACACTAATTAATAATACTGTAATAAAATTTCTCATAACTATTTTTTTGTTTGTTTCTGTAAATATAATATTATTTTTTTAATACATGCAAATAAATTTTAAAAAAACCCCCGCTAACTAAAGCGAGGGCAAACAAACAAAATGAAAGATTAGCTCAGAACGAGCTAGAAAAATACTTAATTAATCTCGCTGAATAATTTAATGAAAGTTTCCTCACTAATTACACCGCATAAAAGCAATATAGCCAAAATAGCTGTAACTACTAAAGCAACCTTCTTCTTATTTAACCTGTTTTTACCAACAGTATCAATACCCTTGATAACCGTCTCACTATTAGACTCTAAGAACCACTTCCCTACTTTACTTAATACTTTTTTCATGCTTTTTGATTTGCGTTAACTATTTTTAATTTTATAATATCAAAGTATCCCAACAACTTTAAAAACTTTTTGTAAGTATTCTTACTACTACCTACAAAATCTTTGCTCTTACTACTTCCCAACAAAATACAACCATGTGTGTGTTCTGCTGTATTCCCTGAATGTATTCTAATACCACTGAAAGAGACACCTTTACTATCTCTTACGGTTAAATCTGGTTTATTATACACCAACGGCATTAACTCTTTAAACCTATTAGAATAGCTCATAGTGACGCTGTATTCACCATGTGGTATAGCAGTCTCACCATATACTTTTATTCCTTTAGGCCTTACAATATCTTCTAATGTATAGCAGAACTCAACACCATCAATAAAAAGCCGACCTATAGTGCTTTTACTTGTGTAAGTATCTCTTATGATTAGAAGTTCCATTAATCCTTTTTAATAATAGATTTTAAAACCTTTTCCGCTTCAGCAATACCATTTAGATACTTAGAAGCCTCTACACCTGTTAAACCTTTTGGTAATTCTGCTGAATAAGCTAAACTCACTAATAATTCTAACGCTTGTTCTTTACTCATTTAACAAATATAAAAAAACAATTTTAAACCTCTTCGACTAATACAACATTGTTGATATCTAGTCCAAAAGTATCAGCTATAATAGTGCGTTGGTCTTCTTTATAAGTACCTATTGACCATGTTAATACATTAGCTATTGGATAAGTAAAGTTTTTAGCTCTCTCACCGTTTAACTCAGCCTTAAAAAAGTATTTACCATTGTTGTAGTCAGACTGTGAAAGGTATATATTATATTCACATTTCAATAAACCATCGTTAATAACACCCTTATCGCTAACAGCTATTTTAATTATTGGATTAGTTACAACACTTCCAAAATCAGCGTTAATATCTCCTGTTATTTGATAGTGTATATCGTTTTTAATCATCTTTATTAATTTTATTATTATACTATTTTTAAAGTCCCGCTATCATTCCAAATATCACCACTAGATAAACCAGCAGAAGAAGTAGGTAGATTAGCCATATTAACATTGTCATTCATTAAAACAGTACCCTGTAGCGATATTTGCTCTGTACCTATTAAAGTAGAAGCACCTACAATAAATTTCTTTTTTGTTAAAGTAAAGCCATTCCTAAAAAATGTTAGATATTGACCCGTAGTACCACTATTACTGATATTTATAAAATGCTCTAAAACAGAGGAAGTATTAAACATGCTAAAATTATTTTTACTAGCCTCTATTCTATTTGCACTATTCCTAACACCTAGTATGCTAGTCCCTCTATTTTCTACATAATTAGGAGAACCACTGTGGACTTTAAAAAACTCTGTAACTCCGTCATGGTCTAACACTTTTAAAGCAGGGTTATTATTCAATCCTACTATTTCAAAATGTCTAACGTTTTTAAATCTAATATTACGCTGAAATAAGTCTACCTCTGTAGCTTGATTAATGTTTAAGTCTCCACTATCCAACCACTCCCAAAGTAAATTTGGTACAGTATCATTATCATATAAACCCAAAGTAGTTCCATTAGAAGTACCTAAGCCCTGTATTCTAAAATCACCACCTTTAAAAGTTAAGGTGTTATCTATTGTTATTTCTGCATTTAAAAAAGCCGTTCCGCTAGCTGTATAAATAGAGTCTCCACCTATACCAACCCACGCAGTACCGTCAAAAGAAAGTAGAGTGTCTGAGTTTTCGTCATAACATAAACTACTTTTTTGTGGTGTTATGCTATTCCATGCAGCACCGTCATATCTTACCCAGTCATTAACAGAAACACTACCCCAATCAACATGAACACTACCGCCACTAGATAAAACATAAATATCATTAGCGTTAGAGGTTGGTGGAGCTACACTAGCGTCTACAAAATTTAATGCAGCGGGTAAAAGCAATTCATCAATAGTTTCTAAATTACCTTGTTCATTTCTCCAAGCGTAGTCACCATTATTAGCGTCACTAAACCATTTAGGATTATGTATGTCTGCTGAAGCAGTTATATTTTTGTGTAAAATTGGCATATCAATAAAATATAATTCCTTTTTTATTTACTTGTGGCGGGTTATCGCAGTCATCAAACAATGGAAACTTAGTAGCATCATCATCCTTAGCCTCTTTGATATATTCTATCATGTCTTTTTTCCAAAAGTCAGCCTTATTTATATAAAAATCTCTAGACTGTGAATATTCAAAGCTTCTAGCCTGATTAGATAACTCTGTGTCGTTCTCCATAGCACCCTGATTAGTTAACTGCGTATGTATCTTAGAATACACCTCATATACGATGTAATGAGCTAACATAGGTTTAATGAAGTCGTTTACTATAATAGTATTATCAGCCGTTAAAGACGCTCCTTCTATTTGTGTTAGAATCTCATTATAGAACTCAACACCTAAAACAGGTTTAACATATTTTCTCTGACTTGTTAAAATGTAATTATCAAAATACGCAGTATCAAAATAATTGTCATTTATTGCCTCAGTGCTTACCTCGCTTGAGGTCATTATTTCTGTGTTATAAGCCATTGTTATCCTTTTTCTATTTGTCTTATTTTACTTTCACACCAACTTTTCATAGACTTACCACCCCATAACAAATAAGATATAGTTCCGCATGCTTTAGTATCGCTAGGGTCGTAGTATTCTTCTGCTCTTGATAAATAGCTAAACGTTCTTTTTATAGTGCTAAAAGAAAGACCTCTTTTATTTGCTATGTCTTGCGCTCTTTGCTTACCTACGTCAGTAGCACATTTATTATTAGCCTCTTTATTTAACTTAATACCTCTTTTAGCATTGTTTACCGCTGCTTCTGGATAGTCTGCGTAAGTTTTAGCTTGATAGTTATCTTCGTATGAGTTGTAAACTTCTTCTTCTTTTTCTTCGTTAGAATCTATATTATTTACAGCGTTTTGATTAACAAATAAGTTACCTCTTTCATCATCTAGCTCAGCCATACCTAACATCTTACGAGCCTCATTAATAGTAACAACACCATTAATATCTACTCTTTCTGAGTTACCTACTGGAGCTACATTTAGAATACCAACTTCAATATTATTCCATTTAGTTTCTCTAGCCAATATTTTATTAAGCATATTTAATAAAGGCTCTTGAAAGTCAGGAATAACAACACTATTCATAAACTTGTCGTATTCGTCTTTTATTTGTTGGTTACTTCCTAATTTACCAGCAGTTTCTAAACCTGCTAAACTAGCTGTTATTCTATGTGCTGTAATAATAGATTTAACCGCTAACTGAGATAATTCTAAAAACTCTCCGTCTCTTTCTCTGTCAAACTCTTTAACACTTGCGGCCTGTTCTGGGCTATCTAAAAGCTCTACTAAAAACTTATCATTGTTAGATTCACCTGTAAACTTTTCTTTAATCTTATCAACATAAGTCTGCGCATTCATACCGTCAGGTACTTCACCAAACATTTGGATTAATACACTAGGAAAAAACCCGTTATCAAACTTATCAATGTTATACTTTGACATTCTATATTCGATGTCAATCCAATCTAAAGCACCGATATAGTCAGGTAAACCGTAATAGTTAAACTCAGGGTATTTACGCATACCATGAATTAAATATTCATTTCTAACTCTACCACCGTAAAAAGGTATTTCATGAACGGGGTATTCATGCGTAGGTGTAGTATTCAATCTAATATCTCTCCAAAAGTTAGATAAGTAAGCTGTTTTAGTGTCTTTTGATTTTCTTACCGTCGTAGCGTCCTCTGAATATAAAGCAGTGTAATCACCACTTTTCTTAACATGAGGGTAGTAATTACCAGTAATAACAAAAGACTGTATCCACTCACAAAAAACATCATATAGAGACTGACCTTCAGGGTTGACTTCTTTACACCACTCTTTAAAATCATCTGGTAAATTATTATAATTAACAGGCTCACCGTCTACTATAAAAGTAAACTCTTTACCCTTAATAAACGTAATTTTTTGATTTATGATACTTGAATGAGTTGAAGACCTTCTAGCTCTTTTAGCTAAGTCATTAACATAAACATTATCACTATCATTAAAAAAAGGAACCCACTTCTGCTCTATGTTTTGGTTAGGCTCTTTTTCTTTTCTTACTATAGGTGTACTAATAGGGTCTGATTTAACCGAACTAGCCTTGATATTATTAATCTTCTTTTGGCTCATCTTTAACCTCTTCAATTTTTACAACATTAGTAAACCCTGCTGAATGTAATTTTCTTAAATCCTTCTGGCTTGTTTTCTCAGTAAGGCAAATAACACCCACCTTACCAGTTATTTTTTTACCTATAAATTCAGGCTCTATAATAAAATACTTTTTCATATCAAATAAAAATACTAAATATTTTTTACATATAAACAAAAAAAGAGGGTAAAAATTTACCCCCTCTAATTATCGCTCGGTTAAAAGCTTAGTTAAAAACTATTTAAGAACCAAAAGAAACTGTACCGCTAGAGTTAGTATCGATTGAACCTACAAACTCTCTAAGAAGTTGAGCCTGCTTACCTGCGAAAGTTACAGTGTAACCGTTCTGACCTTGTAATTCAGCCTCTAAAACTTCTGAAGCCATAGCGTCAACCGCTGCGTCTTTCTCCATGATTTCATCCCATCCTAAAACGAATGCTTTATTTTCTGAAGTTTCTTTGTTGTAAGTTTCAAAAATAACTACAAGTCCACAAGACTCTACGTAAGAGTTAATTCCTGCTGCTTTAGTCTTCTCCATTTTTGGAGCGAATACCTCTAAAGAAGTTTCGTAAGAAATACTCCCATTCTCTCTTGACCCCTCAGAAGAGTATAATTTAGTTTCTAGTTCTCCTTCAATTTCGTAAAACTTATCATCTGTAGTACTTAAAGTAACAGCAGTGTAAGAATGGTCTGAACCTGAAGCAGTAAAACTAGAAATGTCGTCTTTGTTTATAACGAATACACGCTTGATTCCACCGCGTCTGTTTTCATCGTTACAAGCTAACAAAATATCTGTTGAAATTTCTGCCATTTTAAAAAATTTTATTAATTAAAAAAATGCCCTCCCGAAAGAGGGCTTGTGTTTTAGTAGTAGAAAGAAATTAATTCCCCGAATACAAACTGAGCACCCATTTTGTATTTAGCAATAATTTTCAATAACTCATCGTCATCATCATTACTTCTAAACTTCAATTGAGAACCAGCGTCAGCAACATCAGTACCAATAACTAGGTTATCATTTACCGTGTAAACCATCATGTTCTTTCCTATGTCAATACCGTTACCTTGTGAGTTAGGGTTAGCAGCGTCAGCTAATTGAGTGTCCCATCCTGCGATTTCAACAACTGGAATACCTCTAAAAGATAAAGACTGACCGTCTTTAAGCAACTGAAGACCTAAAGCGTTACCAGTTCCTAACTGCTCGTAAGTAGTCATTAAGTTATCTACGATAGTAGCAGTAACTCTGAAAGACTTCGCGCTATTTGGCATCTGTCTTAATACTTTAGTTTGGTTTTCGTAAGCAGACTTCATAAGCTCGTAAGCTCCGTCAGCTACTAAGTTACCGTCAGTATCTTCAACGTTAGCTATAGTACTCATTTCAACATACTGTCCTAACTCTGAGTTATCAGCTACAAAATGTTGAATTAAACCGTCAAACTGTGCATAATCAGCGTCAGCAGCAGTAGAAGCAGCGAACCAAGCCATACGACCATTGTCGTCAGCGATAGCCTCAGCAACTCTTTTTCTTGCAACCTCACCAACAACAGTAGAAGTTAAATCATCAATAGAAGTACCTGAACCGTAAAACTCTTCGAAGATAGTACCGTAAAAAGCATCACCACACTCTTCTAAGTTTACTTTAAGCTTTGCAACTTCTAAAGTTCTGTCAGAAACGTTAGTAACACCACCAGTAGCAGAAAAACCACAAGTAGAATACTTTCTTACAATTTTTGTAAGAGTTGAGTTAAGATACATGTTTGCCTTAACTTTGATGTTAGGAATAACTCTGATTCCTGCTAAATCATCGCTTCCTTCTTGTGGAGCGAATAAGATTTCTGTAAATTCTTTTCCTGCATAAGTAGAGGAAATAGATTGTGTAATAAAATTTGCCATTTTTTAAAAAAAATTAATTATTAAGCTTTGAATGAAGATTTTAAAATGTTAAGGATAGCAGCACCTAATTCGTCAGCCTCTTCAATTTTAGCCTCTGGGTTAGATACGTCTTCTTTAGCCTCTAGTGGCTTTCTTGACGCTTTAGCTTTATCCAATTCCTTTTTTAATTCTGCTAACTCTGAAGCGTGAGCCTCTTCTTTAGCAATTACCTCAGCTTTAATCTCAGCCATCAATTCAGATTTAATAGCTTCAACATCAACTGAATCCTTAGGCTCTTCTACTGCTTCTTCTACTGCTTCTTCAACTTCTTCAATAGTTTCCTCAACAGCTTCAACCTCTTGAGTTTCCCCAACAGTTTCTTCTACTGATTCTTCTACTGCTTCAGCTTTAGGAGCTAGTAAGTCAGCAACGTAAGCCTTCAACTGGTCTAATAGACCTTCTTTGTTTTCAGACATATTTATAGATTTAAAATTAAAATTCTTATAACCGTACTTATCAGCCTCAGCTTTAAAAGCACTAGCGTATACCTCTTCATCTTCGTAAACAGAATTAATGAAACCTAACTCTTTTGCCTCTTCTGCGAATATCCAAGTTTCAGCCGCCATCATGTCTTGAATCTTAGACAACTCTAATCCTGTAGCGTTAGCGTAAACCTTAGCAATTTTAAGGTTAATCTTGTCCATTAATTCAGCTTGTTTTTTAAGCTCTTCAGTGTACGCTTCAATCTCTTCGCTGTTCATACCCTTACTAGATACAACAGGAGTCCAAGCGTTATGCACCATAATTACGCTATTCTCTGACATTGTTGGTAATTCATCCCCCGCTAAAGCGATAACACTAGCAGCACTAGCGGCCATACCTTCAATCCTTACAGATACCTTTTTATCTAAATTCTTGAAATAATCGTAGATAGCAAACCCAGCGAAAACACTTCCACCACCTGAGTTAATTACTAATTCTATTTCGCTAGCACTAGACGCGCTAACTTCTCTTATGATTGATTCTAAGCTTATCTCAGAACCTACTTCCCCTTCTAAACGTAGTGATAAAATACCCATTAAAAGCTAATATAAAACAAATTTATTTAAGTAATATATAAAAAAGTTACAGAAAATCACTTTTTATTCAAAACAACCTTAATTATTAAATCCGTTGACACCTCATATTTAAAAGATAAAATAGTGTAAACGTCTGACATTGAGTGCAATGGGTTCTTTTTTAGTATAATAAAATCATCTAAAATACAAAGATTTCTAACCGCCTTTAAATTAATTAATTTATTATTTAACAGAGTGTTAATAACATCCTCACTACCTGTAAGTGTTAGTAGTTTATTTAGATATGTTTTATTTACTTCCAAGTTGTTATCTGTGAAGCCCAAAACGAGCAAAGGTTTCTTTTACAGCGCCCACAAGATAATTTAAAGTTTTTATCTACGTGTTGAATAAATAAATCGCTTAAGTAATTTAACGCTAAAGTATCTGGGTTAATTCTGTTTTTAACCAATGGTAAATATTCGATAACTTTTTGCTTTTCTTCGTTTGTTAGCTCCATCTTTTATCTGGACATTTCTCGTTCTTAAAAATAACTTTACTTGTAACAATGCAACCGCATAAATTACACGTGTCATTTTTTTTATGAATACACGAATTACAAAATAAAAGTCTTTCTTCTTTTTGTTCTTTTCCAACTACCTCAACCCCTTTTGAAGTTAAGTTTTTTAACCAACCGTAAACCAATGATAAAATTTTAATCATACCCAAATATAATAATTATTTTCATTGTTATTATTATTATCATTATTAGTTGTTGTTATTCGTTTGTTATTTGATTGTTATTTGATTGTTAGTTAGTTTGTTATCTACGTTTTTAAAAACCTTATAACTTATTAGTAATTAGATAATTACCTTTGTTATTTGTTTGTTGTTTTGCGTGTTGGTTTTTTCATAAAAAAAGGGAGAGTGTTAAAAACTCTACCCTTTGTATTACGTGATAAAATAACGTTTTACCCAAAAGAAGCCTCACTCTGAATATTGCTAATCTTTATCGCTTCAGTAGTTGTGTCAGTGGCAACGTTTTGAACTTGAATTGCACCTATCGAACTTATAACAGCTTTAGAAATCCTGTTTTCCATATCTGTTAAGTCCATATTTGAACCACTAGTAAAACCACCGTTAGCAAATCCAACATTAGGGAAAGATACTGGCTTATTCATTCTCATAGACTCTAAAGCACTAACTAATTGACCTCCTCTCTGAGACTCTAATACGTGTTTAGGGACTACGTATTCACCTTCATGAACTACACCCGCTTGTTTAAATCCTGTACTATCTGGGCTACCGAAACCATCACCAGTATATCCACCTTCCGCAAATCTCTGAGAGGCTACAATACCAGCTTGTACGGCAGACCTAGCAACGGCTAATCCAGTTAATACAGACGCCTGAGAAACACCAGCGGCACCAAAAGTAACAGCGTTAGCAGGGTTAGCAGCAGCGTTAGCATTAATCGAGGCTATTTCTCTAGCTAAACTAATAGCTATCTGTGCTATTTCTAGTTTCTTTTGCTTATTAAACGCCTTACGTTCTATCTCTTCTCTTTTCTTTTCAAATTCGTCTTGAGATATTAAACCTTGTTCTAACTGAGCATCTAAAGCAGCTAACTCAAGTGTTTTTTGACGTTCTACACGTCTATTACTAACACTTATTAAAGCGTTAGCCGTTTGTTCTGCTAGTGCTATTTTTTCGTTTCTTAACTGTTTTTCAAACTCAACCTCTAACTGTAATTTTTTATTAGCAGTTTCAGCGAATTGAGATACTTCTTTTTCTTGCTCTTTATCTCTTAACTCACCTAGTTTTTCACTATCCTTTAGTAGAAAATCAAATCTATCTTTAGAGGCTTTCTTGTAGTCATCCTCATTAAACTCAGGACTATCTAAAGGGTCTTCAACCTCTTCTAACTCTTGGTTAATATCTTCTAATATTTCAACACGTTTAGTATTAGCCACATTGTTTTTCTTAACCTCTTCTGTGTTCTCCTCAGTCTCTTTAGTGTTAGTGCCAAATCTCTTTTCTAAAGCTTCTGCCCTTTTTTCAATTTCAGCTAGAATATCACCCTCTTCTTTTAAGTCTTCGTTAAGTCTTCTAGTGCTTCTTCTAAGAGCAAACAATTCAGCCACCTCTTCACTTCTAAAACTAGCTTGGTTAACGTCTGCTAATAGTTGTGCTTGTTCTTGCCATGTTAAATTAGTTTGTTGAAGTATAGCTAATTGCGCTCTTCTAGTTTTAGTTACTTCTGTATCTTTACCTCTTTGGTTAGCAAGCTCGATACTAGTTAATGCTTTTAGTCTTATCTGACCTAATAACTCTTGAGCCTTAATTTCATCTTTTAATTTATTTCTTTCAATTTCAGCAACTTCAGCAGCTTGTTCAGCTAACTCTTCTTGCTCTCTTTTTAAGATGATATTTTTAATTAATTCTTGATTACTCTTTTTTAAACTTAGCGTTAATTGGTCATTACTAACTTTCTGTAAGTCTTGACCTTTTAACAACTCAGGGTTTAATATATTTAACTCGTTTAAAAGTTTTAATCTTTCTTCATCACCTTCTTTTAGTTTTACTATTCTACTAGCTAAAGCATTTACTTTAACACCTTGTTCTTGCATGGCGTCTGATTCAGCATGTATGTTTTTAGTTAAGTCGCCTAGTGTACTTATTAAATCAGTGGCGCCCTGTACTATATCTCTAAATAAATCTTCTCCGTTTTCACCTAGATTTAATATTAATCCTTCCCATGCTGAATTTAATCTTTTAACATCACCTTCTAAAGTGTCTCCTACTATTCTAGCCATAGCCTCAGCAGCACCTTGAGCATTTTTAAGCTCTCTAGTAAAGTTTGCTGTTTTATCAGTGCTATTGGCTAAAGTTATAGCTACAGCGGCACCTCTCTTACCAAATAAATCAAGAGCCGCGCTAGATGGGTCTGCACTCGCTTTAATTTGATTAAACGCCTCACTAACACTAATACCAGCCTTTTGGGTATCTAATAAAATATTACGCAAAGCAGTACCAGCAGTAGAGGCGTCAAAACCAGCGTCAACTAAAACACCTAAACTTGCTGTAGTTTCTTCTAATGTCATTCCAACAGTAGCAGCAACGGGAGCAACAGCGCTCATAGCTACTTCAAACTTACTTAAATCTAAAGCACTAGATGTAAATGACTTAGCCATAACGTCCACTATTCTCTGTGTATCTTTAGCCTCTAGTCTAAAACCGTTAATAGTAGCGGCTGCAACTTTTGCAGACTGTGCAAGGTCTGAACCTGTAGCCGTAGCAAGTTCTAAAGTAGCCTCTGAAGCGTCTAATATTTGTTGAGTACTAAAACCTAGTTTAGCGTATTCCTCTTGTAGTTTTCCAACTTCTGACGCTGTAAATTGTGTAGAGGCACCCAACTCTTTAGCAGACTTTTCTAGTTTAGCAAATTCCTCAGCAGTAGCGCCAGTGATAGCTTTTACATTGGCCATTTGTTGTTCAAATTCCGCTACAGTTTTTACCCCATCACTTATTACTTGAAAAAACTTTTGGACAGCAAACATACCAATAAAAGCACCCGCAATAGAAGTACCTAATTTAGAAAAGCTTTTACCTAGTTTTTTAGTAAAACTGTCTAATCCTAAGATGTTTTCCCTAGCTACTAACATTTCGCGTCTGTTAGCTTTTAACTTAGTGTTAATCTTTGCTATTTCTTTACCGTAATCAGTTAAAGATATAGTACCTTTTTTTAATGATTTATTAAGTTCATTTCTTCTTTGAGTTAAACTTTTAACTTCTGCTTCTAACTTAGCAAGTTTCTTTTTCTGTGCTTCAGTTCCTTGTAAATCTACTTTTATTGCTATTGTCTTTGCCATAATTATTATTTAAATACTTGTCTATATCCTGTACCGTCTGATAACTCGTGCCACACCTCAACTAATAAACCATCTCTTTCTATGAAAATAGGGTCTAACGTTTCTTCTGAGGCGTTATCATCACTACTATTATTATTACCTTGCTGTGAATCGTCTATGTCTACACTACCTAAATCTTCAAATTTAAACAAACTAACTTTAGTTAACCCGTTCTTTATAGGGTTATAGTCTTCTACACTTTCAACTAAATAATACCCTCTAGCTTGCGCAGGTGCATTAATATAAACTAATTTTCTGAAATCAAGATTATCTATGTCTACACTCGTTAAATTAAAATAACCTACTAATCTACCACCCTCTTCGATGTTTTTCATCATTTTAGAGTAGTATGTATTAAATAACCCGTCATCACCTGTAAAACTTAGGTTTTGAGGCGGTGTAGTATTGTTATACTCTTCGAATGAAGCATAAGGTATATCGTTCGATTCATTACCTTCAATAGAATAAGTTCTTAAATCTCCATTTAATTCCTGTTGTTGCCCGTACTGAAAGAAAAATATTCTAGAATTATAGCCGTTTATTCTGGTGTCTGGATACTCTTTTTTGTATTCATTCCAATACTTTAATGTAGTATATGGCCTTTCGTCCGAAGGTGTTACCTCTTCGGCTGTATGTTGATAACTAGCACTAAATAAATCTAGTTTTATTTCTGTTGTACCTTCTCCAAATCTATTAGGTAATTCGTGTGTATATTCCCCATATTTTCTTTTGTAAGTCTTTTGCCACCCCTTCAACCATTCGTCACTATCTAAATCTTTGTAAGAAAACTTAATATTGCGCTTATAAGAACTTACGTAATCAATTTCATAAGATTTATTAAGGGCTAACTTATCAGACCAATCTAAAGCTTCTATAGTGTCTTTAAAAAAGGTGTTTCGAGGCTCTAAGTAGATAGTTTTAGTTTTTATATCAGTCCAATAGTAGATATTAAACATCCTAGTAAAGTCATTAATAACATCTATTAACTTAATATCATCTGGTATGACTTCATTTAGGTTAAAATCATCACCATCTTTTAATTCGTAACTTCTTTGAACTTCACAACTTGAGTTAGACTTTAAATAGCCTCTACCCGAAGCTATAAACGGTTGATAAGTTATAAATATACAGGCTTTTTCTCCCTTTTGTAGTATAGCTGATAATTCAATGTCATTTGTTTCATCATCAGCTTGAGTTAAATCATCGTTTCTTATTTTTAACTCTACCGTTTTATCTGTTTTTAAAAACGTGTTAACTTGATAATTATTACCTGTACCAGAGGCTAAAATAACCCTGAAATCAACATTTTTTAAACCAAATTGTTCTGCAAAATCACCAGTAGTTAATGATAATGAAAAGTTATATCTACCCGTTGAAGGCACAGTGTATTCACCTGTTGAAGGGTTGTAGTTGTTTTTAATGTCTTCATTTGGAAAAGTTGAATCGTCTTGAAATTTAACTAATGTTGGCCCATTTGAACCGTAAAACTCAAGATTGGAAGTTCTTGAATATCTACTCTTTGAATCATCTACTACGCTTTGAGATACTCGCATATCTCCATTTAAATCACACGCTAACTTGTTAATATCAGCATCATTTAAAAAGTTACTATTAACGTTCCACCCTAACTCGTTTAAACCTCTTTTAAGTGTATTAGATAAATAAAAACATGGGAAGTAGTCCTCTACTTTAGAAGTGTTAATACCCTCAGTACCACCCCTTGAAATATAAGGATAACAGTGGTCGTATGTAGATGGAGTAGCTGAGTTTGCAGCTTGTATACTTGTTAGGTTATACACTTGCGCATTATTTGCAAAAGTTAAAGAATTAAGCTTTTTTTCTGCTGCTTGTTTAACCCAGTCAATATTGTTACCAAAAAAAACCAACTCAAAGTTTTCAACTTCAAAACCGTTATAACTTTTTGATACCTGAACAAAACCTTTCTCAATCTCATTACCATTAACAATAATCGCGCATGGTTTACGGTCTAAAGAGTTATTAATATCTTTTCTAGTGTTTATATTATCTACGTTAGAAAGTAAAGTGGAATTGTTTTTAGTGTTAGGTACTTTAAATGTTTTAGTATAAGTACCCGTTCTAGTTTTTAAATTATCAAGATTTACAATACCCTTAGTAATAACTAAAGGGAAGTCGTTAAAGTCTTTTAAATCTAAATCACCTAAAACGTTATTAGAGCTATCTAGTATTCTTATAATTACTTCATTCATCCTTTTAGTCCTTTTGTAGCGTTAGCAAAGCTATACTCTAAAACAAATTGTATAGGCATATTCCTTTCATCAGTCTTAAAGAAAGTACCGTCTTCTATGATTATAGGTAAATAATTGCCGTCTATTTCTACCCATGCTCTTTTATTTATAAGCATATCGCTTAACCAATGGTACTCTTCACGCCCTATTGTTTTACTGTACGCGGTAAAATTAGAGTTAGATATATTTTGTATAACGCTAACACCTCTGTCATCTACTGAGTAAGTTTCATTCTTCGCTTTTGTAAATGTAGAAGAACTATGTTTTAAACTTTCTTTTTTGTTACCCTTGAAAGTATAACTATCTCTTTTTCCGTATTTATTTTGCCAATGTATACGTACGTCTTGTTCGCATGAGTCAACTATATTAAACCTTTTTAACTCGCTAACATCACCACCATCATTAACTATTCTTATAGTATAATAAGCAACGTTAGTAAGGCTAACGCTAGCAGCTATTAGGTTAGAAGTGCCTACGGGTATAGTTATGTAATAAAAGTCAAAATTTAAACCAGTATAACCAGTGTTCCAGTCAGTAATATTAATATAATCTGTATTTAATAAAGCGTCTGAAGAGTTGTATGTTAATATTTCTACTTTAAAATTTTGTGAAGCTGTACCATCATACCATAAAACACCTAAGTACTCGCTCTGTCCTAGTTCTATATTTTTAACACTAGGCGTGTCATTTAAGAACTTTTTATCATTAGCATCTAACTGATAGTCATAAACAGTAAAATTATTCTGCTGTATAGCGTTAAAAGTAGCGTTAAAAGCTATTGCGTCTGTTGTTCTTGTATAGTCGTAATTGCTGTTATTGGCATCGTCAGGGTCGTAATTGGTTTCTAATAATCCTGAGTTATCAACCACCTCATATACTTTTATATTATAGTCTTTTTGCCCTGTGTCGTTAGTGTCGTAATTACTTAAAACACTTGTATATAATTTAAAGTCTAAATTGTTTTTAACTATCTCATTTAATACTACAGTAAATTCGTCAGTAGTTCCTAAATCTGGTTGAACGTTTAAAGCAGAAACCCTAACACCGTCTATCAACACTTCTACAATGCATGACTTTATATTAGCATCATCACTACTAAATTTAAAAATCATTTTATCTTTTTCACCGTTAGCTGATTGAGCTACTCCTAATGTTGGTGAACTAATTAATGTTATTGCCATTATGCTTTACTGTTAAAATCGTTTACTATTGTAGCTATTGCAGCGTCATAGCCTTTAAATACTTGCTCTTCTAATTCGTTGTAAATATCGTTTAACTCTTCACTTATAACAAAGTCAATGAAGCCCTTTCTTCTACCGTTATTACTAAATCTAAAACTCCCTTTAGTAGGGCTACCTTCTTTGTGTATAGTCTGCTGAATAGCAAAAGCTAAACTCTTAACCTTTTTATCTCCACTTACAATAGCCTTGCGCTCTATCCATGCTACTAAAACATCAATAGGTACTTTCTTACCTCCCTTTTGTCTACCGTTGTTAACATATGTACCGTAGTCATCCATTAGTATTTCTAACACTAAGGAATTAGGTAAGGACAAAGCTCTTTGCTCAAAGCTATTAACTAGGTTACCCGTAGCCTTATGGCCTTGCTCAATTAACTCCATCTGTAGAGCCTTTATTATAAAGTTACCTACTTTTTGAAAATCTACCATTAATAAGTAAAGTTACCAGTTTCACAGTCTGAGTCTAACTTAACAGTTATAGTGTATGTTGACTGTACTAACTTATCGTTATGTACGTCATGGGCTAAAAAACCACTCAAAGCAGTATTATTTACAATGTCAAAACCATTAGAACCGTCTATGTTTCTTTTAATTAATTCTGCTATGTATTGGTCAAGTATGTTGTCTATTTCCCCTTGCTTTTCTTGTAAGTTTTTAATTTTTCTTTCTGCTGTGTTATAATCACCATAACAGAAGATATTAAATGTAAATTGTTTATTACGAGGTAAAAAACTATTGTTATTACTGCCTCTTTCATGGTTAGGAGTTGAGTTTACTAAGATCATTGGATAGGCTTTATTCTGTAAGTTCCCATTAACCCTGCTAACCCTATCATATACAAAATAGTTTACAGCGTCAAAAGCGTCTGCAACCGTCTTAAATTCATCTATAATATCATTATATTTAGCCATGTTTTAAATATACAAATTAATATTTAATTTCCTTGAATCTACCGTTCAAAGTTTCGAAAGTAGTCTGCATGTCGCGAGGTAACATATCAATCCCAAAAGCCCACATTTCAAAGATAGCTAAAAGCCTTCTGTTATTGTTTTCATGTGTAGTACTTCCAAAGATTGAATTTATCCTATGTTCAAATGCTTGAATAACATCGTACCTAAAGTCCTCAAATAAATTTATTACGTGGTTAACATCGTCCTCTTTAATACCTTTTTTTATCCAGTCTATTTTAATTTTATCTATGTAGGTATTATGTAAATCTATCTGTAAATCGAATATATGTTTTTTAAACGCGTCAGGTGTCATTTTTTCAATCTTTAGCTTTAAAACCTCCTTAAACCCTTCTACACATACATCTACTTTGTAATTAGTAAAATCTCTACACATTTTTGACTTTGTAACATCATAAATTCCATGTGTGTAAAATTTCATTAAAGAAACCTCTTTTTTAACTCTAGTACAGGTGTTAAATAAGTCATGACTTAATAATGCAGACCTGTTTAGCCTGTTTTTAATGTTTGTTAGCCTTTCTACCCAAATTGGTATACTCTTTTTAAAACTTAAGATAAACGTTATTAGAACACTGCCTATAACTAATAAATACTCATTTTCAACGCTATCCGCTAAAACTTTTAATATATTCTCCATTTTTTCCCTTTTTAAAAAAAGGAAGGGCTTTTACACCCTCCCCCTTATTTCACTAAGATAAACCAGAAATATTAACATTTTGAATATCATTACTCACCATGCTTATCAAGTTAAGTTTTGTGTAGTTTTGGTCATTAGGCTGTACTTGGTTTCTTATCATGTTTGAATAGGAATCATTAGTACCGTCACCCATTAACCATACTTGAGCAGTATAAGCAGAAGAACCGTCATTCAATGAGAAATTGAACCCTGAGTTGACATTATGCCAAGGTAAGCGCAATTCAACACCTACTTTGTAGTCATTCAACCACTTAACTGGGTCAGTAATCATCATTTCTATTTCAGTAGTAGTAGGCATAGCTACACCAACACGAAGAGTGGTTGATACAAAAGAAGCTATTTTACCGTGAAAACTACGGTTAGCGCCTCTACCACCTATAGTCATATATCCTGTGAATTGACGATTCATGCGTCCACCGAAACCACCAGTAGTCCAATTAGTTTCATTCGAGATGTTGACAGGTGCAGCCCAGCTAGAACTGCTGTTAGTGTAACGGATGTCAAAGCAGGCCGCAATATCAGCAGCAGAGTGTCCGCTACCTAAACGAGTACCGTTGAACCCAATGTATATACCGTGCCAACTACTCATGGCGTTACTGATGCTTGTAAGGTAACACTCATTAATTTCACCAGAGCGACCCCAACCAAACCAAATGTTACGGTTAGCGTCTCTTCGTAGGTAGATGTTATCATCTGTACTTCCAGAACCTTCACCTAAATTCCAAATATGTTGGTTACTATTAGTAGTATCAGCTTTAAAAACTACCACGGTAGCCCATGGATGACCACTACTTACAGTCTGTCCTGCTGTTGGGGCTGAAACTGTTGAACTGCTATTACCCATTTTCATAGGTACTCTGTAGAAATCATTAACCACTTGTTGTGCTCTTTCTGAACTTCCTGAGAAGTCTAATGCTTTATTCCAGTTAGTTAATATAGATGGAGCTGTAGGCTCTGTGTATTCGTTAAAATACTGTAAGTCTAAATCTAAATCAGTTCCATCTGTAGCAATTATTATTTTCTGACTACCAACAGAAGAAGAATCGTATAGAGTCCAGTTCCAATCGCTACTATTAGCGTCAAATACCTTAGTAGAAGCGTTATGCCCCTGAGAAGCTACTAATGCACCTGCTCTTAACGTAGAACCTTCATTAATAAATACGTAGTCATAAAGTCCACTTGTTAACCCTCCTATACCTACATTAGCAAAAGAACTACCTTGAATATGAGTTTTTAATCTCCAATTGTTATTAGCTCTCGAGCTATCATCACAGTAGAATTGATATGCTACTTTAAAATCTGCGTTAGTAATAGCTGTATAGTCAGCCGTTACACCTTGTGTCTCAAAACCTATCCAAACAGACTTAGTACCTGAACCACTTGTGATTTTAGGTAGTACATAGTTATCTAGCCACTCTTTATCTATTACAAATCTGTTACCATTATTAACAACATTGTCAATAGATATAACAGAACCGTCAGCCATGGTATCTGAGTCAATTAATGTAGTACCTCCTTCGTGAGTCACACCGTTAATAGGTGTTACAGCGGGAGCTGTTAGGTTAGTAATATTAATAGTTAAAGTACCTTGGCTAGTTCCGTATGAGTTAGTTCTGTAAACTGTTACAGTAGTAGTATCACTAGGGTTAGCTACGTTGTCGCCTGTTACTTCTGGTGCTGTACCAAACAAAGTAGTACCATTAATCAAGCTCCATGCGGGAATACCTCCAATACTAGTAGTATAGCCTACATCTACAGGGCTTAACTGATAATTAACTGTACTTAATTCGTCTACTGTTATAGTAGTATCAGTAAAAGCAGCAGGTATTAAGTCTGAGTTAGTTAATGATGTAATCTCAGTCCAATTAATCGCGTTACCTTCAAAAGTTTGAGCGTTAGTAGGCATTACCGTAGCCGTCATTGTACTATTAGTGTCTGGCATGTACCAAGTTGTATTAGTAGGGTCATCTACATAAACATGAGTATGAGAAGTGCCACTACCGCCCTCAATAGTATCATAGTAATTAGCTTCTTCCTCAGTAGCGAATAAAGGATACTGAAAATTACCGTCAGGGCTTTCAATATATCTAAAATACATTGTAGGTGCAGCAGGCTCTAGCAAGTGAACTTTTGGTTGTGTTCTTAATCTTGCTCCTGTTGTTTGTAATTTAATACCTAATCTAAAAGAAGAACCTTGTGGCACTGGGTAAGAACTTCTAGCATGTAACCTCCAATTAACTCCGTCATCTGCTAAAGTAGAAATAGTAATAAAACCTAGTGTATTAATACCTACTTGAACTTTCACAGGGTCTCCATTGTTCCACTCTTCCTTCAAGTCAAATCTATTATTATGGTCATACCATGCCTCACCCATGTTGTAAGCTGTGTTAGCCCCGTAGTTAGTCCATGAAGCGTGAGCATTACCAATATGGAAATGGTGTGAGAACTGATAACCTAAGTGAGAACTATTAGCACCCACACAAAAATTAGAAGGGTCTGCATAAGTAGCATTACCTGAGTAGTAACCCGCATCGTAAGATTCCTGAGTATGTACTAACCCAAATCCGTAAGTAGCTTTCCCTGCTATATCAAAAGTAAAGTATTCTCCCGCTTGGTCTATAACGTTATCAGACAAGTAACCTGCCGCGTTGTTGTGTGTCGCTGTTGTTCCTAATATATCATCTCCAAGAGGGTCAATAGCGTTATTACCTTCAGCAGTACCTAAATCAGTTTCACCGTTGACGTCTGCTATTGTAGTAGCGTCAGGGTCAGTTATTACAACAGAAGTAAAAGCACCAACCGTGAATAATTCGTTTAACGTATTTATAACATCGTTTAAACCACCGTTAACAACAGCACCATTAACACAAGCGTTACCAACTTCTAAATTAGTAAAGTGTGTAATAGTTTCATTTGAGTCAATAGACACTATGTCAATATTTCCGCCATTCTCAACAGCTTTGATAGTGTTTACTCCGAAGTGCTGGCCATTGTCTAATAAAATAGATGTGCTTGTAGCATCTAAAGAAAAACAAACAGACTGACCTATTAAGTCAGTACCTGAACCGTCACCCCCTGAAGTATTAGGTGATAGATTAGACTGCTCATTAATATAGTCTATTACTTGTTGAGTTGTATAACCTAATTGGTCAACTAACTCTTCACCCTGCTTATTACATATACGAGAAGGGTTCATTCTTTTGAAGATAGTTCTAAATGTAACACCATCTTCTTCAAATCTATCAGTCCTCTGAATAACTATTCTGTCTTCATCGCTCTTTAAAGAAGCGATAATAGTACCCATTGGTTTAGGGTCGACTGTAGAATTAAGAAAGAAGATAGACGCGCTGTCAATATCTCCGTAAATTTTAATTTTTGCCATTTTATAAATTTAATTTATTTGTTAATATACCAAGTTAAAGCCCTTAATTTTAATACTCCTGCAACGTTAGATTTTATTTGGAATCTACACTTCCCTGCGTCACCTGCTGCGTTAGTGTCGATAGTGTCACCCACGAAGAAAGATAGCATAGGCTCGGATACATAGTCAATATCAGCGCCCTGCTGCATAGATAAAGATACCTCTTCAATAGGAAAGTCATTACTTGGGTTAGTCCCGCTATGTCTGTTAAAAAGTAATCTCGATTCTAACTGTCCTTCATCTTCTTCAGGCTCAAAAGCCATAGATGCTCTAAAGTTAGCAAAACCTCTAGTATCTAACCCTTCAAGTTTAAAAACTATTGGACTTCCATTACTACCGTCACCTTCATGGCCTACGGGTTGTGCTGTTTTCATTGCTAAAGGTCTGTTATCAAATAACCCCGAAGCGTTTACGCTTAATTCAACATCCACCCATGTGTTAACGTCTGTTATTGTAATATTAGTTTCAGTAGCAGAACCACCGAAATAAAAATCAGACAATAAACCGTAATAACCTTGTGTTAATAGCGTAGCGTCACTAATAATTTCGTTCAATGGTTTAGGCTCAAAGATACCTGAAGCGTTAGCCACTAAAGCATCACCTTCCTGTACATCTGAATTATCAAAAGGAATGTTACCACTAGCAACGTCAACAAACCCCTTAACAGTGTTAAAAAGTTCATCTATGTCAGCAGTAACAGGACTAGTTACCTCACTATGACTTATTGTCATGTAAACTTGTCCTTTTTGACCTCCGTCATCGTCAGAGTCATCGTAAATGTTAATATTATTACCCCTTTTCAAGAGTTTTACGTTACCATGTTTAATATAGGTAACAGAGCCACCAAAATCTATCTCAATTCCAGTGTTTAAGTTTGTAATTGTAGCCATAAAATTAATCTATAAAGTTTCTAATAGTTGTGTAAAGCTCGTCTATATCACTAACAACGGGGTTAGTAATTTCTGAAGGAGAAAAACGCAATGCGTCCGCACCTCTTCTGTTTTCTGAATTGTCGTAAATGCTTAAAGCTGTACTTGATTTGATTAGTTTGCAGTTAGCGTACTTGATAAAGTAAACGCTACCGCCATTGTCGGTTATCTCTAACCCGTCTGTGTTGTTTATTATTGTAGCCATATCTTAGAAATACAGCCTTTAACCGAGAGATTGTATAAATATATAAAAAAAAAGGGAACTATAAAGCCCCCTTAAAAAAAATACTCCTAAAATATATTACTAATTGTTTATTAACTCAGAAAGAGCCAATACTAATAATACCGATATTAAAAAACCAAATAAACTCAATCTTTAAGTTTTAAGATATTATGGATTTGTCTGAAGTCATTTAGAATAGCTTTATGGTCTTCACTGTTAAACCTTTCTTCTATTCCATCTATAATATCACTCACCTCGTATACCTGCATTTCAACCATCTTTATAGCCTCTTTAATCTCTTTGGTCTTCTTAGCTGTTTTAAGCTTGTCTAAGTCATCTAACATAGCGTCATAAACCTCTTTAGACTTTTCGATTAATTCAGGCATTTCTTCAATAGCTTTTAGCTTTAGTTCTTCCTGCTCTTTAATCTGCTGTATCTGCTCTTCTCTTTGCTTAATTAGAGCCTTTTTGAATCCTAGTTCATTTTCTAGTCTATAAGCTTTGTCGACACCCTCTAAACTCTCGTAAACTCTATCACCGTTCGCGTTAGTAGTGTACTGTGTTAAATGGTCAATGTACTGCTTTAAAAAGTTAACTCTTACTTTATAGTTTTCTAACTCTTCTTCTAATACTTTCAATGTAGCGTTCATATTAATTATCTTTAATCATTTTGTATTTATAACTTTCTGGAATATGAGCTATAGCCATTTGATAGCTTAGCATCTCATAATGTAAGTCCATTTCTTCTTCATCACTGTTAGCCTTTTTCTCAACTAGTGTGAAGTATTCTATTTCTTCGTGTTCGTCTTTTTCTTCGTTGTTCATGTTAGTAGTATTTTTATTACTAAAATAATAAATATTAAGGTTAATGTAAATCTGTAAATCATTAGGTTTATCAACATTATTTAACATGTTCACAAATAATGTTACTATCTATCAACACTCTAAAACCTTTTCTTTCAATATCAGTAAAGATAAAAGTATCTGAGAAGGCTCTCTTATTTAAATCTAAATCAACCCTAAAATTAACGCATTCTAAAGCCTCTCTAGAAAAAAGGGTACATCCTATACCTGTAGCAGTTAACTTAGCGTCAGGGTCATTTAAAAGCTTTTTTAACTCTACACAACCTTGTCCCATTATTTCATAACCATGAGAACGGTTTAACAGTTTCTCACTTCTAACAAATCTACTGTCAACGGTAGCAGTTAGACATAGCGTAGGTTCATCTCTCATTATCTCATAGGTAGCAGTAACAGCACCCGCATTGTAAACTTCAGCATAACTTACAAGCTTTTCAAGTATGCACTCACCAGTAAATACATCGCTCTCAATCATCATTAGGTAATCATAATCACCCGCTAAGAAGTAATCTTTTATGATGTTTTGATGTCGTGCTAGTTCTTCTCTGAAATCACCGTTTAAAGGCTCGTGGATAGCTTTTATACCTTCTTTCCAGAACTTTCTAACGTGTTTAGGGTCTTTAGAGTTATCTACTACAAAGATGTCGTATAAGGGGTAAGTGAAGTTTTTAATTTGGTCTATAAACCTTTCAGCACAGTAATCTTTTTTGTCAGACGTAGGAAAGGCCACCAGTATTTTAGGAATGTATTCTTTCATAGTACAAAGATAATGTTAAATATTAATACTACTAAATAGGCTAGTAGAGTAATTAATAAAATGTTGATTAATTCTTTCATTGTTTAAATCTTTGTTATATAATACACCATCATTTTCATATCTGAACCAACATTATAAGCTAATGTAATTGAATCTTCAGCATAAAACACTTTGACATAAGAATTATCTATATCATAGCCGTTAATAGAAACGTACTGTGTGCCGTCATCCTTTTGCTTTAATTCTGACTTACCTAAGTAAATAGTTAACCTTTGATCAGTATCAGACGGAAAAAATACATCGATATTTCTATTTTCAGTATCTAAGCTAATAACACCTGTACAGTTAAACACTTTTGTTAAATTAGGTTTCTTTGTTACGTTATCCAATATATAAAATTCAACCCCGTCAACTTTGTAATAAGTTTTCTGTCCAATCACCATTGAGAACGCTCCCAACATTAATACTAATACTGCAATAAAATTTCTAGTTTTCATAATTGTTTGTTTTTGTTGTTATTGATATATCAAATATAATAACTTTTTAATACAATACAAACTTTTTTTTATTTTTTTTTCATGTTATACGAATATGCATATAAAAAGCATTTTTTTTAACATGTTATACGAATATGCATATAAAAAGCATTTTTTTTAACATGTTATATCTTTTTGGATATAATACGGATATATTAAAAACAGTATTTAGATTTTCATGGTAATGAACATTTTTTGTTATGAATAGTAGTTTATTCATTACATTTTTTGTTACGAATAATATCTAATATTTTAACTTTCTGCTACGTTTATTGTTATTTATTGCTAATATGATAGCAGTAAACATCTTTTACATAAAGCGCCTGTTTTGTAAAGAATAGTTTAATTTGCGCTTAGTTTTCATGTAATGCGCTTAGTTTTATTTAAGCTATTGCTCTTACTTTCTTTCTTCTGTTAGTATTTCTATCAATAGCCATAACTAAGCAATCAACTCTATCATCATGTGCTCCATTTGGGAAGCTTTTAAGCTCATTTAAGAAAGCATCGATATAACGACCATCTAAAAGGTTAACTCTACCCGATTCGATAAAAGCAGATACGGAAGAAGCTCGACTTATTTTATCTTGTGTTGGTGGCTTATCTTCCATTATGTTTAAACCAGTTGATCTCTTAAGCATCTGAACAATACTCTTACCACTTGCTTTAGGCTCTACATATATTCTACTACGGTTAGTATATCCATTAACAGCAGTGAATTGTTGTATCTCTTTTATAAGTTCAGGAAACTCTAATCTAACCGCCTTAACTTCTCTTATATACAATTCGTTATTATGAAAGGCTGCGCACATCATAGCAGTAGCATCATTCTCCTGTTTATTAGTATAGGCTGTATCTAAATAGAAATCCCATTTTAAACTATCACTATTTATATTCTCAGGTAATCGCTTGATAATATTAAACCAATCACCTTTAAATATACCTCCTTCGTCTGGTGATGGTATTTGTGAATATTGGCCACTATATCCATAACTACCTAAACCTAATTTAAAGCTGTTTAACGTGTCTTTTGATAATCTTTGAGGAAATAATAACCCGT